GTTTAGGTAAAAAAGTAAAAGCTGTTGAGGCTGTTGCGGTTTTTCCGTCGCTAGTAGTCACCGTACTGTTTACCGTTTTATTAGTGTTGTAGCTTACCGTAATGTCATGGGTGCCACTTACGCTATTGCCAGGACCAGGTTGTGCAAAACCTTTACTTACGCCGTCTACTATTACGCTGCTAATGGGTTCTGTAGCGGTCTGTCTCCCTGCGGTCCAATTTAAGGTTGCGTTAAAACTGCCTACACTGTGTAACTCTAGTTGTTGTCCACCCGTAAGCCCAGCCATTGGGGCTTGTGTAGGATAAAAAACAGCATTTAGCCAAGCGACTAGGTCATTGGTGTTAGGATTTTGACCCGTAGCCACACTCCCCGTAATCGGTCGTTTACCGTTAAAGTTTTTAACGGTGATGCTACCGTCTAAGTTAATTTTACTGGCAGGCTTGCGGCCAATGGCAATAGAATCAACCGTAATGTTTTGTTGTTGAGCATTTGCCACATAGGCAAATAGCATCAAAGTAAAAAGTAAGATCTGTTTCATTAGAAAATAATTTCGATTGTGGCCTCTGGTGAGATGCCATACAGCCCTGTTAATACTTTAGTTGATTTATTGTATTGGATTTGCCAGTTGCCTGCTACTTCGTCTACGTATATTGTTGGTTGTCTTGGGGCTTCAGGTAATTCTTCAGTCGAAAGGTCTAAATCTCCGTTGGCATCCACGTCTTCGCCCGATCGGATGACCATAATGACTTCACCTTGCATTTCGGCAATTTGAAGTGCCAAAGCCTGATCTGCTTGTTCCCTAGCTTGCGTTTCTGCCAATAGATCTACCGCGTTTGCTTTTGTGGCAATACCATGTGCATTAGTGTCTAACAAGTGTGCTTGAAAAGCTTCTTGATCTGCTTTTTGGTTAAATCGGCTATCTAAATTCTCGATGCTACTTGTTGGGATGGTTTCATCTTTATGCCAAAAACTGTCCCAAGTATCCCAAAACTGCGCTTGCGTTGGCTTTAAACCAGTTTTAAACCAGTTTTTAATGATGTTTAATGTTTGCTTTGCCATAAATTATAATTTAATGATGTAAGCCAGAGAGTAGTATGGCGGCATGTTGTTGTGCGGCATGCTCCCTCCAGTATTACCAGTGGTACGCTCTTCTACATAGTGTCTGTCTGCATTGTCGAAGATTTTATTACCCCCGCCACCCATCACTCGTTCTGTGTAGGAGTGGCTGTGCGAAGGCATTTCATCAATGGTTAGTCGATGTTCCTTCTCTCCACCTGTTGCGTCAACACCATAACCTAAACCTGCGCCCAAAACAAACTTATCTCTCAAATCCGGGCGACCGCTTTGTCCATCACATAGTGCAAACCCAGTAGGAATGGCATTAATGCTTCCGCTCCAAATGATAATGGCTCCTGCTGGTAGTCTGCTTTCAACCTTGTCGTTTAACAGTTTTACTGCTTTAGCGGTAGCCAGCTTGTTCTCGTCATCCAAATCAATAGCATTGCTTTTTTCGGTGGGTAAATCTTTAAAAGCCAATAAAGGCTTAAAGCGTGAAAAACTATCCCAGTTGATAGCGCCTGTACCTGTCCCAAAAGTGACATACCTGGTAAAGTATACCTCTTTCATCTGTCCACTTTCGAAAGGTCTGGCAGCTTTGTCTTCTCTTACCACCACTGTAGATTGTATTAGCCCGCCCCTAAATTCTAAAACCTCACCCGCAATAACCACTACTCCATTGCTTACGTTAGATCCCATGATGGTACATCCCGATAAAATGTAGTTGTCGCCTCCAAGAGCTGTTATATGCTGCAAGAAGCTATAAGCATTTTGCATAAAATTTAACGTGTCGGTTTCCAAAGGAAAACCACCCGTTTGTTGTAAAAGCACGTTATTCATTTACTTCAATTATATATCTTTTTCCTGCCAGCTTGTAAAAGTCAACTAAGGCTTGCAGCTGGTATTTATTGTTTATTAAATCAAATCCTTGCGGAACTACTACTCTAAAGTCTACACCCGTATCGGCATAATCGGCACTTTGCCTTAAGTACTTTGTACCTAAATATTGTGCTCGCTGCTCAATGTTGGTGTAAATGTATTTGCGGGTATATTTATTCCCTTCAGTGAGAGTAATGCGACGCAGTGAAGGATCAAAATTGTCGTTCAAAGCTTTCCGTAGATAACATACCTGCCCGTTATGTCTAAGCCTGTTCAAGTTGTCTTCCCTTTTAAGGTACCATTGTTGGTGCAAGGTGATAATAGGGGTAACCAAGGTTTGTAGCCAAGCCAAAAAGGTAGCTTTGCGCAAAAAGGTGGGGGTGAGCAGTACCACCAACTTGTTGAGGTCTATTTTATACCACATAGCTGATGTTGTTAAAGTTTACCACTTCAAAATATCCAGATGCTGGAGTCACCCTTACATTGATGGGAGTTGCGGGGCCATAATTGTTAATAACGCCATCTATCCAGGCACTCTCTGCGCTATCCAAGTGGGGGATCAATACGCCTTCTACTTTTTGGAGCGCATCTACCAAATGTGCCAGTACCAGTTGACCATCGAAAGGTAAGTTTTTCAAGTAATCAAGGATAGCATCTTCAACGGGTCTACCTCCACTAATGATGCTGTTCCCTTGAGCGTCCAACACCAAAGGATCATAAAAGATCTTCATGTTGAGGTAAAGCTTGTCTGGCTGAAAATTGATGGCATTTACACTTACCCCTGCATCTTTGATCTCGCCGATGTAAGCATCAAAAGCGAGCTTCTCTTGAGGCTCAATTGGGCTCAGCTTTCCATCCGTTTCCGTTGCGATTTTAATGATTACCCTGCTTTCATCTGCTGATTCTGTGACGGCAGCATATTTGATGATTTTGCTTTGCTCAATAACATCGGTATCTACACCTGTGTTGCTGTATTTATCGCTGTCTTCCATCAGGTCGAAACCATATTGAAAATCCAGCGCTTTTTGCCTGTACCAACGTTTGGTATGGGGCTTTAATAAAGCAATTGCATTATCGGTCTCTGCCTTATGGGTATCAAACAATACTTCTAAAGTGTAAATGGCATATGCAACCACATAAGTAATTAGCTGCCAGATGGAAGTTTTGCTTGTACTAGAGAGGCCAGCCAATGTTTGGTTCTGCTCTTTAGTTTGAATAATTTCTGTTTGAATTTGATCTATACTTCTAGCCATTATCTTATTATAAATGTTTGTGCTATTGCCATTTCGCCGATACCGTAATCGGTATTGATAACCATTACAGCATTACCTGTAGCAGGTTTGTAGGCGTTGTTGGTATAATAATTTAAAATATCCGTGTCAGTAATTACCTCATCAGGTAAAATGTAACTGGCGCCAATTATTAATTCGTCTGTAATAGACATTTGGTTGGCCTGGGCAAACGCGAGTGCGCTTGCGAAACTTCCTGTGTGTTGTAACAAGAGGTCTAAAACCGATTGATTGTGTAGTGCCTTGATCTGCATTATAATTTCCCGTTTAACTGCTTATATTTCCTCAGTTCTTCCGTAAGTGCCTCTATCTTTTCTTCCAGTTCCTTGATGACCATTTTAGTGGCGTTAAGCTCTACTATGGCCTGGGTTAAACGAGTACCAAGGTCATCAACCATTTGGCGGTAATACTGCAGTCCTTTTTCGGCGTTTTCAATTTCGCTGCCTCTTAGTTCGGCTAGCTGTTTTTTGCGCTGAAAGAACCAGCCCACAAAAGCCCCGATGACCGCTAAGGCCAATTCGCTTAAATAATTTTTGAAAAAATCTTCCATTAGGATATGCTGGCATTAATTGCTCCTGTTACCGCCCCGTTTGGTGCCAATAAACCATTGCTATAGTTTATTTTAAGCTGCTTAATCTCTTCCACAATTGCCTGTGCTAATTTGTCGGCTATTCGGTCCAGAGCAGTATTATGGTCATTTTGTTCGCTTTGCTCGGCCTCAAATGCCTCCTTGATCTTGGCTTTTAACCTGTTGCTATCTAGTGCCATTTAATCTGCTTTTAAAAAGTCTTTAATTCTGTTTTCAATGCCTGTAAATTGTGCGGCGTTTACCAGGGCAATGGTAGGCCCCACGTTGGTGGTAAACTTCATGGCTTTTATGGCCGATAGAAGGTCGAGCATGATCATCCTGAGGGTTTCATTTTCCTTTTTAAGTAGAAAACCTTCTTTAGTGACATCAAACACTACCTGGTCTATGCATAGGTAAAGTTCTTCTACCTCGCTGGCCATGGCTACAAACTGTAAGCTGTAACTGGCCTCAATTGGCGTTACCAACACCGTAGTGCCTACCTTGGGGATGAGGTAAAGCTTTTGCGCTTTTTCATCGATGATTGCCGAAAGCCTGACATCGGTATGGGTAATAAATCCATCGTCACAAGTACAGGTGCCATTTTGTTTATCCACCGATAGTACCGTCATGATATTGGTATCGGTATCTTGTTTGGTAATCAGCTTTAAAGCTGTTCTGATGGTCTCGCTCATGTTTCATTGGATAGTTTGTTCCCAATACTTACTTTTCGTCTAGCTCCACTGGTGCCGAAGGTGGTCACCACCTTTTTGATAAGGTAGATGCCGTTTCGATGTGGACGTTTATCGTCGATAATTTTGGCCCCCATGGCCGGTGAGGCGTAAGGAATTAGAAAACTTGTTAAATCGCCATCGTAGCCATCGTATTTAAGTCTTGATAGGTGGTTGTTGGCCATTTGCTTTAGTGTATCAACGTCCACTACCGTTTGCTGTGTAATCTCCTGCAGTTCGCCATCCTTATCTCCTGCCTCAACACTAATTTTCTGGTTGTCCTTGGTTTTTGCACTGTAAACAATCTTTATTTTCTTGTCGTTTTTGGTACGGATCTGCAAGTCGTTTTTAACGATGTTATAGTTGAGATCATAAGCGGCGTATTCTCCAATGTTGAGCAACTGTTGCAATCCACAGTAAAGCTTGCCCTCGTCGTTAAGGAAAATGCTCAGGCCCGTTTGTTCTTTAAGGGATTGAAGTGCCTGCATGGCATTGCCTTGTTTACGGGTAAATTTCTCTAAATTCACCTTAGGTAAATTATCGGACAGTTCAATGCCCGTTTCCTCAACAATCTTTTTAAGGACTTTGGTAAGGGTCGTTTTTTGCTCATTGCATTTGAAATCTTTTCTTTTCAACAGCCATAGTGCATCTGTACAATTGATCTGTATGATATCTCCCGTCTTGATGCTCTCTACAAAACCTACAAATTCCTGTTTTACCGATTTATTTTTGTAACCTATGGTGATTTTCACGGGATCTCCAGCAGCAATTGCTTCTTCGGTATATCTTAAGGCATTATTTTGCTTAATGAAGAATTTAGATGGCATTTTAATCACGGCACTTCCGCTGATTTCGTCGATGCTGCGGGTAATCTGTACCTCGTTAATGGCTTCGAACTTATAGTTCCCTATTTCAAAGTGTCCAGTTAAAACAAACATTATTTTCTCCTATTCTCTAGTTCCGCAAAAAATGATTCCTCACTCACAGCTGTTATCGTATATTTTTGAATACTTTGCTTGCCTACCATTTCATCGAACTTGATACTTTTTAAGACGATTCGTTGTATTCCAAAGAGCTGAAAAAATTGATTGTCGACTATTGTTAAAGTTCCTTTTATGTTGAAGAGGTTGTTCAGGTTTTTTACTTCTTCTTTTGGATAAATGTCATCCTCTCCAATAATGACCCCCTTAATCTCAATTTCGTAATCTTCTGCGCAGATGTATTCCTTTACCGTTCCCATACGGTTTTCTCCAACGGTGGCCGTCTCTACAATTGTTTTTTTGCGAGAGATAGAGACTAGGGGCTCATTAGGGAATGGCAGGACTTTATTTTGCTTTTTATCTTCGTTTTGTATCGTTTCCTCCTGTACTGCTAAAGTCATGAAGTAAGATTTGCCCAAAGCGTCTTGCTGGTTAAATTTATAACCGTCCTGAAGATTGTGACTTTCGGTCTTTCCTTTCAGGTCATCTTGCTTTTGTACCCCAAATCCAGGATAAGGTGAAGCGATATAGCTTAAGTGAGCCAGTGCGGTGAGTTCTTTTATTGAAAATTCCATATCATTTATGTGGTTTGCATGGCGGCCACTGAGCCTAGTAAACGGTTTAATTCTTCTTCTAATAATTGGCGCATACTGCTGGCACCTTCTCCAGCGGTAATGGTGTTAATTACGATTTGGTCTTGCATTTTGCCCAGGTTGATGGTGATGCTGCTTGGTTTGCTACCTCCTCCATTAATGCCATCTGTCATGGCCTGAACAGGGTTACCTACAGGAGCAATTGAGCCATCTGGTCCGGATGTTTTTCCTAAGGCCGCTGATGAAGGAGCATCAGACATTCCAAGCTGTTTTTTAAATCCTGCAGTAAGGTCTGAAATGCTTCGGCCATTATTCCAACTTAAAGAACCTGCAGCCGCTCGCATCTCTCGTCCAGCGTTTGCGGTTAGCCTAGCAACGTTTGCAGCCCCTTGAGCAACTACAGTTGCACGCTGCCTCATATCTGCATCTATTGCGGCAATAGCTGCATTATTTTCTTTACTATCTCCTAATCCTACACTATTCTTAAATACATACCAGCCTCTCTTAATCAAATCAAGACCAATCATGATTCCATTAACCATGATGTCCCATTGCAGCCTGCCAGCAGCGCAGAATGCTTGCCACATGAATGTTGCGGCATTGACTGTGTGCTGCCAAGCTTTGCCCCAGCCATCGGTTTTGTAAATTACATAAGCAATAGCGGCAATAAGCGCAATGATTGCTGCAATTACCCAAACCACAGGGTTTTTCAAAAAGGCAAGGGACAATTTGTTTTGTGCAATGGCCGCTAATTCTGTATAAGCATTGAAGATGAGCAAGGCACTTGCAAAAGAGCCAATAGCAATGGCTGCTGCTATTACATACGGATTACCACCTTGTAATTGGCCAATAAACCAGCCAATTCCCTGGGCTATTTTTTCGAAGGCAAAGGTAATTCCAGAAACAACGGGCATCAGTACCGGAGCAATCAACTCGTAAATTTTTAAGGAAACTTCTGATACTCCCCGGAGCATTTGTTGCCATTTGGTCCCTAGATTTTGACCTGCTTTTTCTGATCCTTGGTAAAAATCTCCACCTTTTTGGGTAGCCCATTCGAAGGATTGAGAAAGTTCCTTAGCGCTGATGGCACCATTGGCCATCCGAGATTGAAGACTTTCTATACTTTCTCCGGTCTTTTTGCTAATGGCTTCCAAAGGATCAAACCCAGAATCTTTCATTTTCTGGTATTCCTCTTTTTGTAACTGCCCTTTGGCCGTGGCTTTAGCAAGGGCATCGGATAAGGCCGACATGTTGCCTGTGTTTCCTAGGGCAATGTCTCCAATGTTTTTCAGTTTTCCTAAAGCCATTTCTGAGCTTAATCCCAGCTTCATCATCGCACTTTGTGCTTCTATCAGCTCCGTTTTGTCATATGGAGATTTTAAGCTGTATGCAGAGAGCTGTTCGTATAGAGATTTTGCTTTTTCTGTATCACCCTTCACTGCACCTAATAAACTGCCTTTTTGCTTATCTGCTTCCATCCCTCCGTTCATTACATTACCAAATATTTTGTAAGGATTGGTTTCAATATTGATGGCATCTTGAAGCAATTTACTGCTGCCTCTTGCTGAGGTTTGAGTAGCTGCCGCTCCCGTGGCTGCAACCCTTTCCTGAGCTTGCTGAAGTCCTCGGAACTCAACATTAAGGGCCGTTACTTCACTGCGATAGTTCCTGACACTTTGTTGAGTGCTTGCTTCAATTCCCCTAATATTACCTGCGGAAGTTAAGCGCTGCATTTGACTATTAGTTATGCTTAGTTCATTGTTATAGCTTCTTGCATAACTTAAGCTCATGCCAGAGAATAAGCCCGAGTTGGCGCTCAAACGTTCTAGCTTCTGAACTAACGCATCGGCTGATTTGGCCACTCCGTCAAAAGCGCTGGCAACCATGCGTGAACTTCTTTCAATCCTACTCCACTGATTTAATAAGATATCGTTAAGAATAATTAATCGTGACATTCTATCAGATAAAGAGGAAATATTGCTTGGGATATCGGCCATTGGGGTAGTTTTAATGAAAATTGATGCTTGTTTAAAAGCAGGTTACTTGGAAAAATGAATTATTGAGGTATTTGAGGGGCACAGCATTGGTAAAGTTCGGGACGGCAAAACCGCTATGATTTTTTAGAAAGAATTTGTATTTGCTTCCTGTTTTCGGATCCACTCTAAGTCCTTAATAGCGCTAGCCCATTCATGGTCGCTAAGAACATTTGGATCGAGGTGCATGTAGTAGCGTAATTGAGCGTTACAAATTCTTATCCATTCACCGTCCCTTACTTCACTCCCCTCTACAACTTTACCAGTTCGGCATTCTTAATCTCAATAAGCTCTGCCAATTTTGATGATGCTGACAGGAACAAGGTATCATCCGTCTTGATTTCAGTATCGCCACCTAGCCAGCAGTTGTTTAAAAGAACCTCATTAAATTTTAATGGCTCGTTGCTGGCTAGGGTTGTGGCATAACCTAAAGTTTTCCTGTCGGGTTTATGTAAATAGGCTTCTTTGCCTTCTACCGTGATTTTGAAAATATCGCCGTACTTCTTTTTCCACTCGGCAATTTGTTGGGTTGTTACTTTACTCATTTTTATTGTTGTGGTTTAATTTTGGTGAAAATGATAGGCATCTCGATGACCATGTTTTTATCGCCCTGCTTTATCGATTTCTTTACCTCGGTAAATTCAACGTTTTGAAGGATGTCGGTTACAATTGGGCCACCATCTTCGGGAACGTAGGAAACGATAAGGTCGAAGGATAAGGAAAGTACATTTTTACTTGCTGTACTTTGTACCATAGCCTCTAATTCACTTTGCCAAATAGAAACCTTTCCTTCGTAGGAGTTTTTACCGCGGCCAATAGAGTGTGGGTCATCGCCACGGCCATAAATCAGTTCTTTTTCTCTTTTTTGGGTATACTCAATGGCCGTAATGCCTTGTAGTACTTTTCCGCCAATGGATACGCTAATGTCGCTCCATGCATATTGCTTACTTGAAAACATATTAATTATTTATTGTGGTGGTAAATCCGATATTTACGTTAATTTGTTTGGCATAGCCTACGGGTTGCAACCTGATGGCCACGTCTAATTTTCCTGTGCTCAGGATGTTTTGTTGCTCATCGATATAGCATTCAGCATTAGATAGGTTTCCTGCTTCTACCATGGTAGATAATGCACGCTCTACTTGTGCTTGCCAGCCTTTTACAATCGCTGGATGGATTTTTCCCTCAGCTGTTACTTCTACTTCGTCCAAAAGGTTTTCAACTAAAGTGGCGTAACCTAAAACAACACTTTTGTCAATCACTAAGCCACGGGCCAAGCTTACAAAATCATCTGTTGCGGCAGTAAGGGTTACATCATCGTTAAAATAGTAGCCACTTTTGCTTACAAAAGATCTTAAAAAGATATAGCCTTTGTTGTGGATAGCATCCCAACCGCTTTGTTGGCTTTCTGCTTTTACGCCGTTGGTGAAATAAGCCGCTAAGCTTTCTACCGGACCATCGGCTACGCGGCCAATGTTACGTTGCACAGGAATATGTGCTAATCTGCCTAACGCTAAACCTACTGCTGCTACTTTACTGGCATCTGTGTTGGCAATTAAACAAGCTACACGGTTAAATCCTGCGGTTTTGTAATCTTTTAGGTCTGCAATGGTGCCGCTGTAGTTGTTACCCGAAAGCATGATTCTAACAGGCATAAATTTGGTAGCATAGTGCTCGGCTAAAGCTTGTGCTTTTACTACTGCCGTATGTACGTCAGCATCTAAACCGTCGGTAGCCGTTACTTCTGCAGGGGGTGTTTTAACCGCACCTAAAACACGAATGGCTCCGTTTGCTGCATCCAGTAATTTTACGGCATTGTTAGCGGTTATATCCAGCATGGTGGTGTAAGTAACTGTGCCGGCTACCAACATGAACCATAATTCGGCACCTTGTCCTGCTTCGGTGTAAAACTGTTCAAATTGTTTGTAGGCAAAGGCGTTAGTCCCTTCGGCCGTGATGCCCAGTTCTTCGATTTCCGATAAACTGAACACTTGATAAGGCGTGTCAAGTTGAACTTTGCCTACTACTGCTGCTCCAGTTAAAATTAAGCCCGCAACTTTGTCGCTCGTTACAGGTTGTTGTAGCAACCCTCCATTGAGGATGTTAAATGAAATGTTTGGTAAACTCATTTTTTAAATACTTTTGTCTTTTAATGATTGGATTATTTTTACAGCATCGGCCCAATCCAACTTACCGTCTGCAGTAATTTCTAAAGCCAACGCAACAGCCATTTTCAGGCGTTCACCGTTACGGTCGGCTTTCTCTAGGTTTTGTAAGATTTCTGAAACTTTCAGTACTATTTCCTGGGGGTCGGTAAGGTCTGCCACTTCCGCAAAGAGCTTAAATTGCTTGAGGAAAGTTGGCAGGCGCTCCCTTAGCCAGGCCAAAATTTTGTCGTCGGTAGTGTTTTTAGTTAGTGTCACTAAAACATCGGCCATGGGATTATTGATGGCGGTGTATACGGTATCTACTACGGCAACGGCAAATATTAAGGCCTTTTTATAAGAGGGAGCTAATACCTGAAAAAGTGATTTTATTTTTTCAATCAGTTTTTTAATGAAATTTTTCATGATAATTTTTACAAGGTTTACTTACTGTTTTATTTCGACACTAGGTTTGCGAACGGCCACCCTAAAGCGACGCGTTCGAAACAAAGTGCTATCAACCCAAAACTTAAAGGCTAAAGCGGTTCCTCTAGCCGTATAAAGGCGTTAACTGTTGATATCGCCCTTACACGTCTACAGACCATGTAACCTTCTCTTGATCCTTCGTCGTTGGTATTTCCTTCTAGGGTTTGTACGTAACCACCAGGCAAAAGCTTTTCTACAAAGCCGGTATGTCCTGAGCCGTTGTTATAGAGCATCATGAAGATATCGCCAGGCTGTGGAGTTTTTACGATCCATTTCTTTGAAAAAATGTACTGGTCTCTTACTCCTCCCGTACGTTTTAGTGGCGAGGTTAGTCCTTTTGTAGCAAAGGACTGCTGTACGCACCAGTAAACAAAGGCCATGCACCAGGCATATCCCTTGCCCAAGCCTACCGACTTTAAGTAGATCTCTACTTGCTTGCCAGAGTTACTTCCTTTTGGAAACTCTTGTACGCCTAATTGGCTTTGTGCTATTCTTATCCAACTGCTCATTTTTTATTTGCTTTTAATTTTAATGGTTGATGACTTAAACTGTTCAAGCTTGATTTCGGCACCCCATTTTTAAATACCCATGTAATGTAAAAC